TTGCGTATGTCTGCAAAGGCCACTTCCCGGGTTCGCCTGCACCGAAGATTGATGCGGCAGGCAGGGTCAGTTGGAACACATCACCACGCAAATCATTTGCCAAAGCCACGGCAAGACGTTGGCTGAAGCGGCAAGCGCGGCTATCGCCCTGACCTGAACCCTTCATGTTCTTGTCGCAGTCCATGCAACGCTTTGCTTGTGGCATAAGTGCCTTAGCATCAGGGAAGTCACCATCAGAAGACCAACAATCTGGCGCTGTTGGCTCGCCACCTTCACTGTAGTTCTTTAGATAAAAAGTGCGGGACACTTTCGGTGAAGCGGCAACAACCACCACATTCATAGAACGCTCTTCGTTCTTGGCAATTTCTTTTCCGTTGACCATCATGCGCCACACACCGCCCTTGATGGAAATACGTTTCATACCACCGCCACCAGCACCACCCATTAGGGCTTTAGTGGTTTCGTCAAGTTCAACTTCCTTCAGGTACGAAGGCAAGCCACCATCTAACATTGCAAGCTCATTACTCATTTTCTGCTCCTAGCGTTTAACAATTACTATAGTTTGATTAACATCCGCATTTAGCCCCGGAGGATGAAGATCGGGGTTTTCCTCAAGAAATTGACCCATGTTCGTGCTGTTGATACGTTGTTGCATCAACGAAAAAGCGTCATTGTCTTTAAGAAATTTGAAAAAAGAATCCCAGTCACTAGTCCAGTAATTCTTTGTGATTCTGCGTGAGACCGTACCAAATTGCGTACGTATCGTTTGGGCACCTTCAGCCTTGCAAATCTCTAACAGTTGACTTCCAACAGTGTCTTGTTGCTCCTTGAGTTCAGCAACTTGCTTCTCAAGTTCACGTCGCTTGTCACGAATCTTTACGTAGATTTTTGCTAGCTTTTCGGTATTGACTTCTTCGGTCATCATGTGCTCCTTAGAAGTAACGGTATGCCGCGCTTAGGTTGTTGCGGTGTTGCATACGACGGTTGTGTTGTACGGTTTCCATTTGGTTAAACAGTTGCTCGATAAAAGACGTGTCATACAGCAACGAAGATGCAACGTATCTGCTAAGTTCACGATTTACCGCTTGCCGAACTTCTTCTGAAATGTGGTTTGGTACCCTTGGAATAACTGTATGGTTCACTACGTCATACCCAAACAAACGCCCCACTGCTTCGTGTATGCGCATCTCAATATTTTCATGTAACAGCAGTGCGGTTTCTGCGGCTGTTGTATCTACTTCTTCACTCATTGCACTCTCCTTTTTTGTGGTTGGGATATGGAATATAGGGGCACTACTTTACAATGTCAAGTGTCTTCCACAATATTTTTGTAAAGATCAATTAGTCGTGTGTGAATGTCTACTTTTTCCGACAGCATCTTATAGATGCGCTTCTCCACAGGACTACCTTGTAGATGCACAACAGTGCAAGGGTTACGTTGACCTGCACGATGCACACGTGCATTAGCTTGTAGATACGTCTCAATAGATGTAATAGGCCCCCACCACACAACAACGTTGGCAGCGTGTAGAGTTACTCCGTGTGCGGCTGCTTGCGGTTGAATCACAAGCACTTGTGGATTCTTCTCTGTCTGAAATTTCGCAAATACATCCGTGCGTTTGTTGACGGGCACACCGCCATTAATCACCTCACAGCTAATGCCGTTGGTTCTAAGTTCTTCAGATACGATTTCAATTGCATGCCTGAACGGAGCAAAGACAATCACTTTGTGGCTTGCTTCTTCTATGACTTCCAACAACGCAGTCATGCGGCTCTTCGCATCAAACGCAACTACTTCACCACTGTCTGAGTACACCGCACCACAAGAAAGTTGTAGAAGCTTGTTCAAATTAGCCGCCGCGTTTACTGTAGTGATTTCTTCCCCTGCCGCTATAGTCATCATGTTCTTGCGGATGGTCTCGTAGTACTTCATTTGCTGTGCTGTCAGGGGCACATCACGAGTCACGTAAGTCATCTCGGGTAAGTCAAGGCACTCGTCTTTAGTGAATCGAATCGCAGGTTGGAGCGCATCGTGCAACACCTTTTCTGACGTAGCTTTTGGCACCCATTTGAACTGCGTAATCTTTTGCATCACTTGGTCACGAAACGCTCCAAAGAATTTTGGTACACCTGATGGGTTAATAATTTTTGCCAAACCATACGCATCAGTAGGCGACTGAGATGCAGGGGTTCCTGTCAGCATCCATACCCACATGTCAGGCTTGAGTGCGGAGTTCAGGGTCTTCCATCGTTTTGTCGATACGTTCTTATAAGCATTAGCCTCGTCAATCACAACTAAATCAAAGTTCTTCACCTCGTCTTTGATAATGTCTAGCCCGTCAAAGTTGCAGATCACAAAGTCGGCATTACCCTTGGCGGCTCCGATGCGCTTCTCCTTGGAGTAGCTGTGTGCAATTGCGCATGAGCGATGCATTGCAAACTTGAATAGGTCTGCCTCCCATGCGGATGACATGATGGACAGTGGGCATAGCACCAAAACACGCTTGATCACACCGATGTTCATCAAGTAATCAGCCGCCCAAATCACACTGGATGTTTTGCCAGTACCCTGCTCATTGAAGCAGAACGCACGCCTGTGCATGGTGAGGAACGAAGACGTTACCTTCTGATGGTCAAACGGCTTGTATAGCCCTGTCCACTCGTAGTGTGCATTGATGGGCGAAGGCACATTCTTGATGCGTAAGTTCTTTAGCACCTGAGCTTCTTCTAGCCCCCACTTCACTAGCACTTCACCGCTGTCAAGCAACTGGCTCTTGGGTATAACTGTTGTAATTCGGTTTGGTTCCCGAACTTTTAGCAACAACGCTTTGTTGTTAATTATTTGCATTTTGTCGGTAGTATTTTGCGATTGAGCTTTGCACTGCACCATGCTGTGTTTTGGTTGGGTTGCCATCCATGACGACGTAATTGCGTTTATCAACTACGTCACACGCATATAGTTCTTCTTTGTCTACATGCGTACCCCTCACAACTTTGCACATCAGTACGTACCGATCTTGTATTTTTAACAAGGCTTCAAATTCTTCTCTTGTCATTAGCACTCTAACTCCAAACGGAATATAGACCGAATGTGTGTTTTTCACATTCAGTCAAAAAGGTACTACTTACGGTAGTTACTCGGTTGGTTCAGCTTCCTCGGATTCAAAGATCGTCATCAAGGAGAGAGTAAGAAAGCCACCAACTGATGCGGTTAATTTAAGGATTCCAACATCCTTATACCCTTGTCACTCACACCTTACGCAAGGGTTATGTCAAGCAATCTGCCACTCCATTCTGCATACACCACGCAGAATGTCAAGTGCGTTTACGCTCTTTTTTGCTTGTTTCGGATACCAAATTACCCTTAGAGTCACGCAAGAATGAGCGGTTCTTTGACTTGGATTCAACACGCAATCCATTTGTGTTTAGACCGCCTTTGTCCAACGCTTTTACGTGGGCAACATCTTTGCCATCACCCTTCTTGGCTTTGCCCGCTTTGACCTCCACGGCTCGTGCGGCATTACGCATAGCACGCTTTTTAATCTGTTCGGGTTTACCCTGATACTCATCGTATTCTTGGCGGTAGTTGCGGGAGGATTTGTCTTTGTATGGCATGTGAACCTCAAGGTTTAATAATTTCAACCATTTTCTCAGTTTCAAGTATCAACTGCAACATCTGCAAGAACTCGCTGTTTTCAATTCCACCTGTAATCTTAATCTTAAATCCGTCCACATCCCTCAAGGTTTGCCAGTTCCATTCCCATTTGTCTGCTTGAACGTTTTGCTCGTAAAACCCAAATTCTATGTTTAGCGTATTGCCTGATTGATTGGTTATTTCAAACATCGTCTCATTTTGATTCCCACCATAACAGTCATTTGTGTATCTCAGGTCATGGAACACACCATACCCTTCGCCCAACTCGCTGAGCTTTACGTCGATCTTAGTCATCTATAAACTCCTTTACCGTTGTGAGTACAGTCCTTAACGGCGCACCAGTTCTTGCAACTGAAGTTGGGGCGGGGGTTCCACACATCCAACTCT